CCGAGCAGCCATAAGTAATGCGGAATGCCACAGAAATTACTGCTGATAACAGTAATGGATAGATTGAATGTTCGTAATACGTGCCTGGATAGTATCATTAACAAGCGCTGTTACAAGCGAGACTATTGTGTTTTGCCTTAAGGGATAGTCTTGCTGACATTCATGATTGACTGCAACATTCTATAGGTAAAAAATTCGGACAAAAGACTTCTGTATTATCAGTGCAGAAGTTTTTTTGTTTCTATTTCTGAAACCTTTCATTTCTCTCACCTCACTTTCTTTTCGTCTTTGACTATCCATTCACTACCTTTTATAATCTGAATAAAATCAGTATTAATCAGGTTTATGAAAGGAGATTTTTCAATGGAAAATCCTATTATTAATGCCAAGCCACATAAAGTAATTGATTCTACCGTCAAAGCACTGCCTCAAACTGTCAAAACCATTGATACTGCTCTTAGTGGGGTTATAAAAATCCTTGGCTACCCTACTTCATTTTTGGGCGAATACGCTAACTATTCACTTCAAAAGGTAAAAAACGAATTGAGCATAAAATTGAACGGGAAAGATAATATTGTTCAACCACCAATTTATTTAGCTGCCCCCTTATTGCAGAAGTGCCAATTCACCGCTGATTCCAAACACCTTCACTCGCTATTCGCAAATCTATTAGCAACCGCAATGACAGAAGATATGCAAGAGTTAGCTCACCCCGCCTTTATAGAAATCATCAGCCAATTAAGCCCTGAAGAGGCTAAAATATTGTTCGATTTCCCTGATTCACTCCCGATGTGTGCAATCCGGGTTCAAAAGAATAATAGAATTCAGCATGTATCAAACAACAGATTTCGCTTAACACATCCATTAGGTGATCAATTCTCTCTTTCTAAAAAAGGTGTAGACTACATAACACACATCATTTTGTATAAAGGGATAGAGGTGTATACAGAACACGACCTTCGAAAAATAGGAAGCATTACAGATAACTTTGCAAGATTAGGCTTAATTTCCCTACATGAAGAGTCTTACTTGGTGGAACCCGATTACTATTCGCACATACTTGCTGTGGTAAAACCATTCTTACAGACCATTACATGTCCGCCCGAGAACGAAGCGGTCATTTTGCCACAAATGGCAACAATAACTGACTTCGGGAAACAATTTCTTAAAGCTTGTGTTTTGTAAATTCATCTTTAAGCCGTGCAATCTCCCCATATAAAAGGATTTCTGTATGCGATGCTATTCCTGGCATAAAACTTTGATTATCGCGCAGTATCGCTTTAATACAAATGAGGATTAACCTGACAAGGATCTCTATTTGAACCTCTTGACTTCTGCCAGACACCAGATTGTTGACTATTGTTTGAATTTCCTCAAACGATAGTTTTTTTATCTTTTTCATTTTCTCACCTCACAGGGATCATAAAATTTCACCATCCCCGGCCCCATTCCATCGCATGGACGTTCCAGAAAGCCATGCTTTTTATAGAAGGGAACACAGTTTGGTGTGGACATGAGACCGATGTAGGCCCCCTCACAGGCTGC